CGGCCCGAAGGATTACACGCTTGACCTGTGGGCTCGGGAGCATCTCAAGAGCACGATCATCACGATCGCAGAGACGATCCAGTACACCCTTGCAAATCCGGACTCTGCGACTGGGATCTTCTCGTACATCCGGCCCGTAGCGAAGAAGTTCCTTTTTTCGATCAAGGAAGCCTTCCAGAACGAGAGGATTCTCCACACTTGTTTTCCTGATGTGGTGTTCGCCAATTGCGAGAAGGAAGCCCCGTTGTGGTCCCTGGACGAAGGGTTGATTCTTCGGCGTAAGTCGACGCGCAAGGAGCCGAACATTTCCGCCTGGGGGTTGACGGAGGGGATGCCGACGGGGTTCCACCTGAATCGGCGGGTGTACGACGACATATCGACGGAGGACATGGCCGATTCCGTCGACATGATGGAGAAGGTCAAGCAGAAATTCGACTCGAGCCAGAACCTCGGAATGGAGGGCGGCCACCATCGGGTGATCGGCACCTACTACCACCACGCGGATCCGCTGACCTATATCCGCGCGATCAAGACTCCGGAAGGCAAGCCGCGGTATCACTACAGATTCAAACCCGGGTCTGACGACGGCACGGCTACCGGCCGGCCGGTGTTCGTATCGCAAAAGCGGTGGGATGACTTGAAGTTGACCCGGACCTTCAACTGCCACGCAGCCGGCACGAAAATCCTTCTTCCCGATTTCACCGAAAAAGAAATCCAGAACCTCTCTGTGGGCGACCAGGTCATCGGGTTTGCAAACCACCGGACAAAAACCAGACTTGAAGTAACTACTGTGGAAAAATTGTTCGCTCGGCAAGCCGACGCAAAAAGATATTCGTTCGTCAGCGGAAGATCAACGGTCTGCACTCCCGATCATCGCTGGTGGACGGGCCGGTGGAATAGCGGCAAGGAGAACAGGCAGGAGTACGCCACGATTGAGGATCAGGGAGGCAACGGAAAGAGGAAACCCGGGCTGATCCGGATGTTCGATGGGGTTCCGGACATTCCAGGCGACCCGGAAGTGATCAAAGCATGTGCCTATTTAGGCGGGATATACGACGGCGAGGGATCGGTTTCGGCAAACACTCTACTGATTTTTCCATCCGAATCGCATCCCCCGGAGGTAGGCGAAAAAATCAGGAGGTGCATGAAGATTGCCGGCTTCCGGTACAAGGAAAGCAAGATCGGAAGAAAGGTGGGTACCGAATGGCGTCTTCTTGGTGGCCGATCAGAGATTCTTAAATTTGCAAAGTGGTGCGAAATTCCCAAAGGGAAGGAATGGATGGATTCTTTCCACCTTCTCGCCAACAAAAACGGTTCATCGAAGGATCCCGATGGTCTCCTGACCTCAAGATCGGTCGGTGATATCCCCGTGTTCGGCATCCAGACCGGCACAGGAAACTATATCGCCAACGGATACGGCTCGAAAAACTGCCAGCAGCTTTTGGACCCCTCGCCGTTGTCGGACATGAAACTCAATCCGGATTTTCTGTTGCCGATCGAGCGCCGCAGGATCCCCAAGGGGTTGTATCGGTTTCTCCTGGTGGATCAGGCCGGCGATCTCGCCACGGCAAAGATTCGATCCGGCCCGGGGTTGGATTCCTGGGCAATCGGTGTTCTGGGCGTAGAGCCGTTCACCGATGATATCGGCCAGAGCAAGGTTTTCATTGAGGATCTTTGGATTTCGCCGGCCAGCGAGACGGAAGCCACCGAGCAGATCGTCCGGATGTACCTCCGTGCCGGGATGATTATGACGGTCGGTGTGGAAAAAGTGGGCCTTTCGACCACGCATTCGAACGTAGCGAGAGCGCTGCAAGCCATCGGGCGTTACCTGAATTTCGAGAGAGGCGGGAACGGGATTCTTCTTCACCCGCTGGGCCAGGGCACGAAAGGCGGCGGCTGGAAGAAGAAGATGATCGAGTCCGCGCTGGCGTGGCCATTGAATAACAGCAAGATTTTTTACTCTTCAGCAGTTCCGATGAATTTCATCGAGCGGTTGAAGCTGGAAATGCAAAATTTCCCTGTTTGGCACGACGATGGGATCAATATGCTGGCCTACCTGTACACCCAAATCCTTAAAGACATGAATTTTGGATTGGCCGAGGAAGACGCCGAGGAAAAGAAACGAGCCGCGCGGTACACCAACAAGCAACCCAGCCGTAGCTGGATGGGGGTCTGATGACCACATACGAGGAAGCTCCGGGCGCCACGGCTGCGGCCGCGCCAAAAGCCGTGTCCGCGGCACCGAAAGCCGAAATCGCCACTTACAAGCGCTGGTACGAGGAAGCAAATTCCACTTCCGTCGATTGGCGCGAGGAATCCGTTGAGGATTCGAAGTTCTACCACGGTGGGAAGGGCCAGTGGAAGCAAGCGGATATCGATACCCTCACAAACGAGGGCCGCCCAGTGCTTTCCATCAACCGGATCAAGCCCACGATCGACTTACAGAAAGGGATCGAGATCCGCAGCCGCACGGATATCGACGCAAAGCCCCGCGGCCAGAATGACAGTGGGACCGCAGACGCGATCACGGCGGGATTTAAGTATATCCAGGACCAAAATAACGCCGATTATAAGGTTTCCGATGTTTTCTTCGACGGGTTGAAAGCCGGTATCGGCTGGATCGAGATTTGCCTAAACGACGATCCTCGCGAGGAAGAGATCGCCGTTCTCTACAAGGACTGGCACAAGATCGGCTGGGATCCGTACGCGCGGGACGTCCTCTTGGACGATGCGCGCTATATGTTCGAAAATCGCTGGGTTGATCTCGACATAGCGCAGCAGACCTGGCCGGACAAAGCCGACGAACTGACGGCTATGATGCAGGACGCCCAAGGTGAGGTAGGAGAAGCCTCGCAGCATTCCCAGATAAAGCCCGATCAGTATCAATCCGGAAAGCCCATCCAGTATTGCGACACCACGCGCCAGCGGGTTCGGCTGGTGAAGATGTATTTCAAGAAAATGCAGATGGCGATCTTCCTTAAGCTGAAAGACGGCGAGGCGATCGAGGTTTCCGCTGAGGCGTTGAAGCAAAATCCGGAGATCGTCGCAAATCCATACGTAATCCGTGTCGCCAAGGTCCCGGTGCAGAAAATATACTGCGTGATCTTCTCCGGAGACGTCATCCTCGAGGAAGAAAAGCCCAGTGTCTACCAGCACAACCACTTTCCGCTGATCCCATTCATTTGCTACATGGATGAAAACGGCCAGCCGTACGGCATGGTCCGGAACATGAAGGATCCCCAGCGGGAGATCAACAAAAACCGCAGCCAGTATTCCCACATTATCACCACACGGCGCGTTTTCTTCGAATCGGGGTCCCTCAAGAATCCTCTCGAGGCAAAGATACAAATCAGCCGGCCAGACGCCTGGATCGAACTGATGCCCGGTGCATTGAACATGAAACGGTTCCAGTTCCAGCAGGATACGGTCGTCGCCTCGGAGCACTTCAAGATCATGCAGGAGGCGAAGCAGGAGATCCAGGAAGCTTCCGGAGCCGTGCAGGAGCAGATGGGCCAGGAGACGAACGCACGATCGGGCATAGCGATCGAGGCGCGCCAGCGGCAGGGAGCCACCGCTAACACGGAGCCCTTCGACAATCTCCGGCTGACGAAACGCCGCATGGGAGAATTGATGCTTTCCATGATGCGGCAGTATTGGACCTACGAGAAGGTCATCCGAATCACCGACGATCAGACGGGCGGCGATAAATTCGTCACGTTCAACCAATCCGGAAAGAACAACATTTCCCAAGGCCGGTACGATGTGGTCGTGGCCGATCATCCCGAGACGGAAACCACCCGCCAATGGATGAGTCGGATACTGATGGACTTCGCTTCAAAGATGAACCCCGACATTGCCATCCCCGTGATGCAAGTGGCTTTCGAAATGACCGATATCCCGAACAAGGACAAGGTTATGGAGAAGCTGACCCAGGCCACGGCGAAGCAAGATGCGCTGACGCAGCAGAAGATCCTATCCAACCAGATCAAGGGCGAGAAGCCACCTTCCGCGCCGGCCGCGGCGCCGGAAGCACCTTCTGCGCCCGGGCCCTCGCTGCCGAAGGACATTTCCCCGAAGGAAGTGATCCGGCGCCTGATGGCCGGCGAGAAGTTCGGGGAGATTGAGAAGATGACCGACAAGACGGTCTTGGCCGCCGCTGAATTCTTGGTTACTCCAAAACCGCTGGTCGCTGGCGACAAAGCGACATCGCCTCCCAAGGCGTAAAAAGGGGAATCAGCATGGAAATCGAAGAAGTAGCACCGACGGAAGCAGAATTGACGGGCGATTCGGAATCGGCGCCACCAGCTCCACCGGCGCCGCCGCCTACGGATCTTCCTGCGCCGCCAGCGCCGGAAAAAGAGGCCGATTCGAAGTCCGGGGATTCTCCGGCTCCCCCGACCCCGCCGCCAGCGCCGCCGAAAGATGAGCGGACCGTACCCCTGGCCGCCTTGCATGAGGAACGCATCGCGCGCCAGCGACTCGCCGCAGAGCTCGAGGCACTTCGGAAGCAAGTTCCAACGGAGCCCCGCAAAACCGCTGCGGAGCTTATCCTCGAGGATCCGGAAAACGCCATGACCGTTCTGACGGAGGAAATCAACACCCTCCGTGCGGATATCGCGCGCCGTGACATGGAGCGGGAGATCAACACGGCCGTCCCGAATTTCCTCGAGATCGCCCCGCAAATGGAAGAGCTGATGCTGAGCGAAGGATTTAACGAGGAATCCATCCGGTCGATGATCGGAGCCAGCGGAAAGGACGCACCGAAATTCTTTAAGATGCTAGCGAAGCTCACCAGCCAGCCGAACGAAGAGACGATGCGCACGAAGATCGTCGCGGAGCTCACGCCAATGATCACGACCGCCGTGACGAAGGATCTCATGGCGAAATTCAAGATCGTGGAGGGGGATAAGAGCCTTAATCGACTCCCGGGAACCCCTCCCGACGGGAAGCTCAATATCGGGAGCGAAGAGGAATTCGCAAAGCTGCCCCCGGCAGAGCAAAAGAAATGGCTGTCCGGGGAACTCTAAAAAAACTCTAAGGGGTAGAAATCCATGGCACAGACGGAATTCGGAATAAACCACGCGCTTGCCGTCAAGCGGTGGAGTCTGTCCTTGGCGGTCGAAACCGTCAAGAAGATGTATTTCTCGAAGTTCATCGGATCCATCATCACCAAGCTCACCGACCTCGAGAAGAACGCCGGCGACAAGATCACCCACGGGCTGCGCATGAAGCTCCGGGGCGCCGGCGTTATGGGCGACAACACCCTCGAGGGGAACGAGGAATCCCTGACGTACTACGACGATGCCCTCCTGATCGACCAGCTCCGTCACGCGGTGCGGTCGAAGGGTAAGGCGTCGGAGCAGCGCGTCCCGTACAACATGCGCGCGACCGCGCGCGAGGCTCTGGCAGCCTGGTGGGCCGAGCGGTTTGACGAGCTTCTGTTCGTCTACCTGTCCGGCGCCCGGGGAGTGGATTCAACATTGACTCTTCCGATCGGCTTCACATCGTTCGCCGGCAACTCCCTGAACGCCCCGGACTCGGCGCATATTCAGTATGCAGGCGGGCTGACGAAAGCTACCATCACCACGTCTAGCATTTTCACCCTGTCGGAGATCGAAAAGCTGGTGGAGAAGGCAGAAACCGTCGATCCCATGATTCAGCCGATCATGGTCGGCGGCGAGAAAAAGTACATCATGCTTCTTCACCCCTACCAAGTTACAGATCTCCGGACCAACGCCAACACCGGCCAATGGCAGGACATCCAGAAAGCTGCCGCCGGCAGGACGGGAGAAAACTCCGCGATCTTCACCGGCGCCCTGGGCGAGTATCGAGGCGTCGTCCTGCACTCCCACCGGAACGTGGTCCGATTCTCGGATTACGGCGCCGACACGAATCTTCCCGCGGCGCGCGCTCTGTTCCTCGGCGCCCAGGCCGCGGCGATCGCCTTCGGGAACGGCGGCGGGGAAACCGTCGCCAGATATAGTTGGAAAGAGGAGCTTTTTGACTATGGGAATCAACTCGGCGTAGCGGCCGGGTCGATCTTCGGCATCAAGAAGTCCGTTTTCAACTCCAAAGACTTCGGCGTGATTGCTTGCGATACTTACGCCGCGGCCCACTAAGTGAGGGGATGAATAATGGCAACCACCTACAAGAGTGATCTTTGCACGGCCGGCTCGGGGATTTCCGCGAAGTCTCTCCATGCCGGGGTTTTCGCCGTTCTCGCCACCTTCGAGGCGGCGGTTCAGCTCGTCATCAACGACGTGATCCAAATGGTTCCTATCCAGAAGGGGATCAAGGTCGTCGGAATGCGGCTCGTCACCGACGATCTCGACGGTGGAACCACAGCCGTCCTCGACGTTGGGGATGGCGGCGATACCGATCGCTTTATCGATGGGTCTACGATCGGACAGGCGGGAGGCAGCGCGGATTTCCTTTTCGGGCTGGTCGGCGCCACTCCCGCGGCGGCCTTGGGATACAAGTACACCACCGACGACACGATCGACGTTCTTGTTCAGGCGGCTCCTACGTCTGGGGGAGTGGGAACGCTGAAACTACTCGTTTTCCTGACGGCTGACCTGTAAACCGGCAACCAATCAACCTGACGGGGAGGGGGGCATCCTCCTCCCCGGCCACGGAAAGGGATCCGGATGAATTACGCGGAGATATCCCAGGCGGTTTCTGACTGGCTGAACAAGGATTCGCTCGATAAGGTGATGCCGATCCTTATTCGATTCGGCCAGCGCGATCTCGAGGACAATCTGAGGATCCGGCCGATGGAATACCATCCCGCCACGGCTTCCATTGCGGCGGCGACGGCATCATTAGTGCTTCCCTCAGATTTCCTCGAGTTAATTTTCCTGGAATTGATCCAGGGCACCACCAGGTACGTTGTCGACGGCCGTGAGGCTGTGCGAGTCCTGCATACAGAGCGCCCTGCTACCACGGAAACGGGTGTTCCTCGCAAGCTCACGCGAATCGCCGATGACTTCTATTTCGACGTCATAACTGATGTGGCGTACACCCGGGATTGGAGCTACTACCGGCGCTTGCCCGTCCTTGTGGCATCGGCGGCCGGCACTCCTGCAGGGAATTCGAATTGGTGGAGCGAGAACGCGGAAGAGGCGCTCATCATGTCCATCTTGAACAAGGCAAGCCTCTATATCACCGGGGTTTCGAAGGAAGATAAAGAGAAGTGGAAAGAGGCGGCCCTACAGACGAGGGAGGTCCTTCGGTTGAGGTTTGCGGCAGAGGAAACAGGCGGCGCTACGCATCGGTCAAAACCATTTTCGTTGTAAGGGGGAAGATGACAAAGAAGATTGTTCTTGCGATTCTGGCTTTGACGCTGCTAGTGGCCTCGGCCTTCGACTGGGATTCCTGGCGGCAATTCGTGACACTGAACACGGCGGTAGACAACGCCTTGGGCGATACCGGAGTCCTGTATGGTGTGGGAGATTTCGCGTCTCCCCGTGCGGTGCTGATTGGCGACACACTGAACGTGCAGGTCACGCTGACGGCGGCAGCGGCGTAACTAACCTGTCCTCCGTGGGGAAGGGGTAGAGATGGCGACACTTACATCCGTTTGGGGCCACACGGCCCGCCCGTGGGGGTATGAGGTCCGCGTGGATTTTACGGACGACGCCACGGGTGCGATCCACAACGAGGTGCTGATCTTCCCGAAGGAACCTTCCGCGAAGGAACTGGACGATTCCGTTCTCGCCCGGAAGATGTCTCTTGAAAACCGCATCGCGTTTGAAGTCGCCGAAACCTCGAAGCCCCCCGAGCCAACAAAAGAGGAA